AGCCGCCGCCACGTTTTATTTATAAACGAATGTAATAATATACCGGACGGCTTTGAAGCTTATCAACAAATGGCAATCCGAACGTCAAAATTCATTTACTTAGATTATAACCCTACTGGCGAATTCTGGGTTAATACAGAATTAGAAGGCCAAAGGGATACCGAAAAAATAATACTTACTTATAAAGATAATGAAGCTGCGCCCGAGGCTGCAGTACAAGAAATACTAAAGGCCAAACGCAAAGCCGAAACAGGAAACAAATTTTGGTTAAATTGGTTTCGTGTCTACGGTCTTGGCCTGCAAGGTAGACTTTCCGGCGCTGTATATGAAAACTGGGAAACGGGAGCGTTTCAAACTATAGGCAAAACCGTACTAGGTCAAGACTTTGGATTTTCAAATGATCCTTCAACGCTTTTAAAAACTAACATAGATAAAAAAAATAAAATTATTTATGTACAAGAATGTTTTTACCTAACAAAATTAACAGCTACCCAATTAGGGGACTTAAATAAGAAGCACGCCGGCAATGATTTAATTGTAGCAGATTCAGCCGACCCCCGCTTAATTAATTCACTAAAACAGTATTGTAATATAGTACCCGCTATTAAGGGCCAAGGTTCTATTATGTATGGAATAGCCATGATACAGGATTACCAATTAATAATAGACCCCGCTAGTAAAAACCTTATTAACGAATTGCAAAATTATATATGGCTTGAAAAGAAAAGCCAAACCCCTATTTCAAAATACGACCATTTGTTAGACGCATTGAGGTATTCCGTTTCCTATCAGTTAGAAAACGAACACTTAGGCGAATACGCTATTTGGTAGATAACAAAACTAAAATTAATTGTTTAATAGATATGGATATACAAATTCAGCTACCCGAAACCCTAAACGAAATAACATTAGAGGCGTATATGAAATACGTTCCGATGTTAGAAGATATTGAGGACGAAAAGTTTTTACTACAAAAAACGGTTGAAATTCTTTGCGACTTGCATTTAGACACGGTTAGAAAAATGAAGCTAACAAGCATTGAAGAAATTACAGAACACTTAGGCCAAGTATTAGAACAGAAGCCCAAGTTTAAAAATACCTTTTGGCTTGACGGTATTGAATACGGTTTTTGTCCACGCTTAGACGATATAAGCTTTGGGGAGTACATTGACTTAGATACATACTTAACAGACGCTAACAACTTAGATAAAGCCATGTCAGTTTTATACAGGCCCATTAAAGGCAAGGTAGGCGATGAATATACTATAGAAGATTACGACGGTAAAATTAACAGCAAAATAAAAAAGATGCCGATGGGTATTGCTTTGGCCGCTGTTTTTTTTTTCACAAATTTAAGTCAGGAATTATTGATGCATACAGCGACTTATTTTCAGGAAATGGAGATGACTCAAACGCAAGCGGAGACTTCAATAATCGATGGGGTTGGTATCAAAGCCTCTATTCTCTTAGCTCGGGACGAATTGACAAGTTTGACCAAATTGCAAAATTACCTCTAACCCAAAACCTAACATGGCTAACATTTGAAAAGCAAAAAAATGAAATTGAGAAAGCAAACATTAGAAGACATAGACATTAATATTATAAAGCAGATTTATAACATGGTCGAACCCGAAGAAGAATTAACACTATCTGCGGGTTTTAATAGCTGCATAATTGGAGTTACTGCGGGCCAACCTAGACGCATTATATACGATTATTATAAATGCGTAGAAGTGGTAATGATTGAAGAAAAAGAATTTACTATAGACGAAGCTTGCGACTGGGTCGAAACCCATGTTACAATAGACGTTGGCATTAATACGCCCATTTTTATTAAGCCTGTAAACGAATTTATAAAGGAATGAATACATTATACAAAGTCGTAGATGACATAAAGCAAATATTAGAAGCCGAACCAATGGTAAAGACTGTTACCTATGGAGACATAGACGACATTGATTTATCTAAACCTATTTACCCTTTGGCCCATACCATGATAGGAGACGCTACAATCCAAGAACGCACTATAGTTATAGACATGGTTCTTATTTTAATGGACGTAGTAACCGTTATTGATGGAAAGCCAAACGAATTAGACGTATTAAACACCCAATTAAATATAGCTGCAAGGTTTGACGCTATTTTAAAACGAAACATTTTATATAAAAATGGTTATGAATTGCAAGGCGATATTCAATGCGAGCCATTTAACGAACGGTTCGAACAAAACGTTTGCGGCTTTACTTGTTCTTTTCAAATTGCTTTAAAAAATGAGATGACGTCATGCTAGATTGGGAACTTAGTATCGGATTTTATCCGGGCCTTGTAATTGGCTTTAGAGAATACGACCAAGGCAGCTTGACAGACTATGTAATATACCTCCCTTTAATCGAATTGTGTTTAACCGTATATAAGGACTAAATGAGATTAACCCGCTTTAAAGACGTTATAAATGCTTTTGCGAAAAAGGTATTAAAAGACGCTAAAAAGTCAGCAGCTAAAAAAGGTTGGGGGTTGGCTAAAAAATTAAAAGCTAATTCTAAATTAAATGAAAATTCTTTTGAATTACAATTTGAACCGGGTTATGCTAAATGGGTCGACGAAGGGGTTAGCGGAGTAGACAAAAAAAGAGCTACGCCCAATAAGTTTAAACGAAAAGGCGGTAAAGGTTCTTTTAAAGGGATGCCACCTACTGCAGCTTTTGATACTTGGGCCTTAAAAAAATTAGGTGCATTAAAGAGAAACAGACAGGGCCAAATACAAAGCCGTAAATCTTTAAAGTTTGCCATAGCGGTTAGCGTATGGAAAAAAGGAATTAGACGGTCTTTATTTTTTACAAGGCCTTTTAAGAAATACTATAAAGAATTAAATAATGATTTACTAGATGTTTTTAACCTCGAGGTTGAATCTTTACTAGACCAAACCTTTAAAGATGCCGTTTCAAAAGACAATAAAAAAGCTGCTAAAAAGGCTGCTAAATTTAATTAAGATTATGAGTAGAAAAATAAATGTAAGAAGCCCCTTTTACCTGTTTATAGATGACAGCGGTTTGAATACGGCCACAAATACAACGACAACTACAACGACAACGACAAGTACGACAACGGCTGCACCTGTAGCGGGTACGACTTTTGGTTGCCCTACGTTAACAGGTGGCTCAATTTCACAAAGTGGAACTATAACAGACCCAACGCCGTCGAGTGGTACAATAGTTGGGAAGTCCGAATCCTACCAAGGCGCTTTAATCACTTCTGTAGCTGCAAATAATGGGGTTAATAATTATAATAAAACATTATATTTTAAAATACTTGTTCCAACAAATTCTAATTACACAAATTCAGCGGGCTATATTTGGTGTTCAAAACAATTTAGCCAAACGACTACAACGTCCACTACAACGGCAAGCCCTAACCAAGCGCCGACTTGGGTATGTAGTACGGGCCAATTAACAGGCGGGTCAATTTCGGGTAGCGGTTCGGTTTATTATCCGTCAGTAACAGGCGGTTCTATAACTGGTTTTTCTTTAACTAACAATGGAACAATAATCCAAAACGTAACGGCTAATGGTTCAAGTACAACTAATTCAATTACTATCTGGTTTAAAGTATTAATTGGAAGTTCTTATTATAACGCCGGTTCTTCTGTTTGGTGTTCTAAAGTATTAACCCAAGCTACAACGACTACGGGAACGACTACCCAAGCCACGACAACCGCAGACCCTTATAATTATTATTTCGCTCGGGGTTGTTCCGGGACTAATTACGCATCCAACGACATAGTTATTAGAACGACTACAGCCCAAACATTTAACGGCGGCGAAACGACAGGGGCTGCAGTCTTTAATATTTTCGGTTCTTGCTTTTACATTTATGACGATGCAACGGCTGCAGAACACGCATCCAACGCCGGGGACTTAAATAGTCAAACGGTTTACAATGCTATAAATTCAAGCTGTTCGGCTTGTACTGGAAGCGGCTCGACTACAGCGTCTACGACAACGACAACGACTTCGGCAACCGCCGGAAGTAGTACTTATTATATATCATCGGGTAGGTCTAGCCTAAGCGCATTTTGTGGGGTAATGTCGCAAGTAACAAACAGCGTATCTAGTAACGGTTCGACTGTAGCAAATTCACTTAATCAAACGGTTTGGGATAACGGTTCGGCATTTAGCGGGTCTAGTCAATATTATATAGTTTTTGATAGCCCTTATCAATACGAAGGCGCAACTTCTTTTACATGGTGGCGAATTGCATCAAATGGAGTTGTAATAAGTAACGGTACTTATACGTCATGTACTGGAACAGGGAGTAATAACGGCGGCGGTAATATGTATTAAAAAAGAATTATGATATACTTAATGGCCCAACCCGCTGTAAAATATTACGCTTGGCAAATTGATGTTTCGATTAGGTCAATGTTAGAACAAAAAGTAAAGCCCGAGCAAATACATATCGTTTCGGGTTTACAAAATGGCGTTAAGCATGAAGATTTTAACACCCTTGAAACAATGTTTCCCGCTGTTAATTTTAATTACTACCATGACAACCGAAAAGACTTGACCTATGCCCCTTCAATTAGGCCGCATATACTAAAAAAGCATTGGCGAAAGTTTCCCCAATTAGAAAGCGAACAGGTATTTTATATGGATGCTGACGTTTGTTTGGTTAGGCCCTTAGATAAAACAAACTTTAATAGTAAAACTTGGTTTTTATCCGATACGGTTTCTTATATCGGACACGACTATATAAAAGGCAGAGACGAACGATTTTTAAAGCTGTTTGCCGATATAGTCGGAATAGATGAAAAGGCCATTAGAAGCAACCAAAACAATTCAGGCGGCGCGCAGTATGTCATGAATGGCCTAACAGAAATTTTTTGGGAAAAAGTTGAAAAAGATTGCGTAGAAATATATAAAAAAGGCGAAGAATTAAACGAAGTAATAAGGTTAGAAAATCCTGAATGGTATCCGTTACAAATTTGGACGGCGGATATGTGGGCCGTATTATATAACGCTTGGTATTTTGGACACGAAACAAAGGTCGACCCGGAATTAGAATTTACTTGGGCTACAGATCCAAAAAAATATATAGGAGAAAGAAGAATTTACCATAACGCCGGCGCGACTAGCGACCATGAAGGAATTTTAATTAAGTCCGATTATATTAATGAAACGCCTTTTGGCAAAAAACTAAAAATTAACAATGACTTCGCCGGGGCTTGGTACTATTCCAAAATCCAAAAGGCTAGCAAAGAAACACTTTTAAGATAATGGCAATCCATACAAAGGCTTTAATTAATATTTATATCTACCAAGGTACTTTAGCTTCTTATACAGACGCAGATTTAAAATACACTTTAAATAAAGACCGTTTACCGGGCCAAGAAGATATAGTTATTGAGATTGGCGAACTAATAAGAGACTATTTAGACAACGGATTTAACGGAACTGAATTTATCCCCGTTACAAGGTGGGTAACAATACGGGCCGCACTATATGGGGCTGACGGAAACGAAATTTCAGGCTCGCCAAAAGAATATAACTATTTGGCGGTTGATGGTTACGGTATGTTTGAAGATGGAATTAACCCGGAATTAGACAGGCACGTTTTACAATCTAATTTAAACATTTATGTACCGGAAGGGCAAAACGCTAAAATTCCTGTATTTGCTGAATCTTTGTCCTATGTTACTTTTTACAATAGCGCAGGCGGTAACGTTGGAAACGTAACGGTAAATGACACCGGTAACACCTCCCAAAAGGTTCAATATATAACCGTTCCAACAAATTGCACTAAAGTCTTTTTTGATAGTGTAAACGAAGACAAAACCGTTTATGTTAATTATGTATGCGAAAATATATATGACCCAGTTAATTTAACTTTTATAAATAAATACGGGGCGCATCAACAAATTTGGTTTTTCAAAAAGAACGTTAAAAAACTAAGCGTAACCGATAACACCTTTAACAGAAATATAATTAATATATCTAACCGGGATTATTCAATTAATGCGGGCCAAAGTCAGCGGTACAACGTAAACGCTAAAACTTCTATTTCTGTTAATACTGGATATGTAGAAGAAGAATTTAATGCAGTTATTGAAGAAATGCTTTTATCTGAAAAGGTATGGATTAAACAAGGGGTACAAACTTTACCGGTAATTCCACAAAGCAAATCTTTACAATACAAAACAGACATTAACGACAAAGTCCAAATTAACTATTCCTTTGACTTTGAATTTGCGTTTAACAAAATAAACCTAGTTAGATAAATGAAGCAAATTCAATTATATATAGAAGACCAACGGATAGAAATGTTTAAGGACGAATCTATTTCGTTAACCGAAACAATCCAAAACTTAAAAGATGTAGGGAAAATATTTACGCCATTTTCAAAAGGGTTTACCGTTCCGGCTAGTAAAAACAATTCACGTATTTTAAAGCACTTCCATAATTTTAATATAGTTGACGGGTTAGACCCAAGGGTAAAATTAAACGCCCATATTGATTTAAACTATGCTAGGTTTCATAAGGGTAAAATAAAATTAGAAGGCGTACAAATGAAAGCCAATAAGCCGTATGCTTATAAACTTACTTTCTTTGGCGATACAGTTACCTTAAAAGACAAAATAGGTAATGACAAATTAGATGCTTTGCATTGGTTATGGAATTTTAAGTTCCAATACAGCGCTTCAAACGTTATAGCGGGTTTAGAAACTGGGATAAATGTAACTAACGACGGCGTAGATTATACAAACGCTTTTATAGTTCCCTTAATAACTCACAAAACAAGGCTATTTTATGACAATACAAGCCCAACCCAAGCCGTAAATACAAGTAACTTATTTTATAACGGAACAACAAACGGCGTAGACTGGCAAGAATTAAAACCTGCAATGCGCCTTAGCATCATTATAAAGGCTATAGAAATACAATACGGCATAACCTTTAGCAGCGACTTTTTTAATGCCTCTAACTTGGCTTTTGAAGAACTATATATTTGGTTACATAGGAAAAAAGGCAAGATAAACGAAGCCGCAACCGGGAACGATGTATATACAGAACGGGTAAATTTTCAATCTGCAAGTTGGGGGCCTGCTTTCCTTGTAGGAAACGGGGGTTTTAGGTTTTACAATATTAGTAGTTATACTAATTTTTCCTATGCCGAACAAATGGGCAACTATAATAACCAAAACACCCCGCCCCAATCCGCAACCTTATACATGACAAGAGTAGAATTATTTACTAACTCTACAGATAAATACAATGTTATTTGGAAACGGGACGGGGTTGAAGTACATAGGGACGAAGAAATAGTCGGAAACTATTTTAGAGGAAAAAACTTTGACTCAAATGGTAATTATACACTTTTTGTAGAATCGACAACTTCTATGTCTTTTTCCCATGGAGTTTTAAGGGTTACAGCATACCAAAACGGTAACCTTCCAGTAAAACAAAAAACGTTTCAAATTGGGGCATTTACCGTTGCGCCTAATTTTAATTTCGACGCTACTTTACAAATACCGGAAATTAAAGTAATGGACTTTTTGTCTGGGATTTTTAAAATGTTTAACCTTATTTGCTACCTAGAATATGACGGGACGGTTACGGTTAAAACTTTAGATTCTTGGTATGCTGAAAGTACAAAGGTTTTTGACATTACTTCGGCTATTGACACAACTTCTTCGACAGTTGACGTCGCACTACCATACAAAGAAATAAAATTTGATTATGCCGGTAAAGATTCCTTCTTTGCTAAAAACCATAATGCGCTTTTTAATTACGAACACGGGGTCGAAGAATACCGGGCCGGCGTTCAAAAGCTAAGCGGCCAAGACTATAAAATACAATTACCCTTTGAGCATCACAAATACGAGCGTTTATATAATAATGCTAACGGGGTTAAAACGCCGATTCAATGGGGTTGGTCTGTAGATGACAACATGGAATCTATCCTTGGAAAGCCTTTATTATTTTACCCTAAACTTATTACAGGGGTTACGTCTATTTCAGTAAAGCCAACCGGTAACACTTACGAAGAAGTCGATTCTTATTTTATACCCTCAAACAGTTTATATATAACAGAAGAAGAACCATCGGATAATTTAAACTTTAGGGAAGAAATAAACGAATACACGGCGACCCAATTTTCGGACACCCTTTTTAGTAAATATTATAAAACTTATATAGCAGATTCTTTTAGTCCAAAACGTAGGCTAACAAAATTCAAAGCAAAGTTACCAATGTCATTTTTATTAAATAAAACGTTAGCCGACAGGGTTATTGTTTTTAATAATATGTACCGCATTAATTCAATCCAAACAAATTTTACCACCCAAATTTCAAGTATTGAATTAATTAATATACAAGAAAACCTCCCAGACGTTGCAAACCTTCAAACCTTTTACGTTTCAATGGATTCAGTAGACGGGAACTTAGACAATTCAAATTATACAATAGATACTGGCTCATTCTATCACAATAACGACTTATGATAAAAAGCACTTTAGAACTTTTAAAACTGGCAAGGCAAGAAAATTGGCGAAGTGAAAACTTAGACATAGCGCTTGGCTCAAAAAAAATACCTCAATCTTATTTAGAAATGAAGGAAAAACTTAAAAGAAAATGAAAAATTATTTATCTAAAGTTAACGTAGATGTTAGCGGGGCGATTAAAGATGTAAAGGAACTTAAAGGCACTTTAGGGGATTTAAAAACCCAAAACGCAAAGGCCCAAAAAGAGACTATAGATTTAGCAAAAGCGCAGGGCGAATCCGCGGACAAGGCAAGAGGCAAATTTTCAAAACTGGCTAAGTTTATGAAGGGCCTAACAATCTTTGCAGTTGTCGCAAAGGTTATCGCTAAAGTAACCGAGGTTATGTCTAAGAACCAAGTTATAGCAGATAAGTTAGCTGTAATTGGTGGCACTATTCAAAGCGTAATGACGCAAGTTGCTACAGCTTTTGCAGACGCCGGGGCTGCAATTTCTGAATCTACAAATGGTTTCGAGGCTAGTAAAAAAGTAATTGGCGGTTTAATTACTTTAGGAATAACCCCATTAAAATTAGGTTTCTACGGAATAATGTTAGGGGTCAAAAAAGCGCAATTAGTTTGGGAAGAATCTTTTTTAGGAAGTGGAGACCCCGCAACTATTAAAAGGCTTAATTCTGAAATAGCAGAAACTAAGGCGGTATTAAATGAAGTTGGTTCAGAAGCCTTAGACGCTGCAGGAACTATTTATGATAATGCCTCACAAATGGCAAGCGAAATTGGCGACGTTGTAACTATAGCATCAGAACAAATTTCTAAAATTAATGTAGCGGCTACAGCTTCAAACCAAGATAGAATAATTCAGCTTAGAAATGAAACTAAGCTAGCAATGGCCGAAAATGACAAACTACAATTCCAATATCAACAAGCCGCAGAACAACAAAGGCAAATTAGGGATAATGTCCAGTTATCGATAACAGATAGAATAAAGGCTAACGATGCCCTAGGGGTTGTATTAGAAAAACAATCCGTACTACAAGAAGCGAACGCATTAAAACGCCTAGAATCTGCTAGCCTAGAATTAAGCCTAAATAAAGACAACGTCGATTTGCAGGTTGCTAAAATTGAAGCCGAAAAGAATTTAGCAGACGTTAGAGAAAATATAGACGGTTTTAGATCCGAACAGTTATTAAACGAACAAGGGTTACAATTAGAGGCCATTGATTTAATAAATGCTAAAACAGATTCGGAAAGCGCCCGTGAAATACAGCGCCTAGCATTTCAAGCAACCCAAGAAACCGACGCAATAAAGAGGCTTGTATTATTACGCGAAAATCTAGATAGAGAAAATGAGATAGAGACTGAAAGATTAACCGGTCAGATTGAAAGATATAAAGAAGGTACATTGGCCCGCCAAACTGCAGAAGAAGAACTAGCGAACTTTCAACAAGATATATCACAAAGGAAAACAACCGCAGACAAAGCCGTAGCAGATGCAAAAATTGCCGGGCAAAAACAAGAAGTAGCACAAGAAAAACTTGTCGCAGCTACTAAACTTGACATGGCAAAACAAACTTTTCAAGGGATAGCAAATTTATTGGGCCAAAATTCTAAAGCGGGTAAAGCTGCAGCAATAGCCGCCGCAACTATAAACACCTACCAAGGGGTTACCGCCGAACTAGCAACTAAAACGGCTACGCCTTGGGGCTTTGCTTTAAAGCTTATAAATATAGCTACAACGCTTGCTACAGGGTTTAAAGCTATTAAATCAATTACAGCAACAAAGTCGCCCGAAATACCGGGAGCGGGTGGCGGGTCGTCGGGTTCTTCAAGCCCTAGAATGTCAGCGCCCTCGATGCCGGCCATGCCACCTTCATTTAATGTAGTCGGTTCAAGTGAAACGTCTACATTATCAGAAACAATAGCATCACAAGAAGCGTCGCCAGTTAAAGCGTATGTCGTTTCGGGAGACGTTACAACAAATCAATCAATGGAACGCCAAACAGTAGAAGAAGCATCAATTTAAAAATAAAAAAAATGGAAATTATAGAATTAATTATTGACGAAGAAAACATGGAATTTGCAGGGGTCGAAGCTATAAGCGTAGTCGACAACCCGGCTACAGAAGAACTGTTTGTCGCCTTAAACGAACAAAAGAAATTTGAGTTTAAACAAGTGGACAAAGAAAAGCGTCTACTAATGGGGTGCGCTCTAGTTCCCAATAAGCCTATCTATCGTTTAGACCCAAAAACCAAAAAAGAATTTTACGTTTATTTCAGCACCGAAACAGTCCGTAAAGCTTCCGAAATGTTTTTTAAGGAAAGCAACCAAAAGAACGCAACCTTAGAACACGACGTAAAGCTTAAAGGGATGACCGTAGTGGAATCTTGGATAGTGGAAGACGCAACTATGGATAAATCTAATTTGTATGGCTTAGAAGCGCCTAAAGGGGCTTGGGTTATTTCAATGAAAGTAGACGATTTAGATGTTTGGGAAAACGAATGTAAGTCGGGCAACGTGCGCGGGTTTTCTATCGAGGGATATTTTGCGGATTCTAGTAAAATAAACCATAGCCAAGAACACCAAGCGCAAAGTAAAATAAATGAAGTAATTGAATACTTAAAAAACAACTAAATGAATAACGAAAAACTAAGGCACTACGCCGGCGCAATAGGCGTCTTTGTATTAATTATCTGTTTAATGATGTTTTTAGCCTATAAAGAAATTCCTTCTACCAATAAAGACATTTGGGTTTCTGTATTAGGTATGATAGTCGGGTCAATAGGTGCGATTATAGCGGTTATTGTGGGCCGTGATCCTGACAGAGAAAACCAATTACAGAAAAAAGTAGATAGCCAAACAACGCAAATAGAATTTTTAATAAAACAAAAAGACGAATTAGAAGGGATGCTAATTAAACTGCAAGAATCCCTAATTGATAACATGACCATTTTTGGTAGTACGCTTTTCGATTCATTAAAAGAGCCTCAAAAAGATTGCGGCTGTAAAAATAATTGCACTTGCAAAAAAAAGTAAAAATATGAATTGGAATAAATTAAAAGGGTTTTTAAAAAACAGGACTTCGCCGGTTGGCGGGAATAGAGCGTGTTTATGCAAAGATAATACATACCATATAGACTGCTGCGACGGTTCAAATCACGCCCAAGGGGTAGGCAAAACCCAAGCGACTTAAAAATAAACGATAACAAAACTTAATTTTCTTGTTATATAGATATGCAAATCCAATTATGAAAGCAACCGAAATATTAGAAAACGTTAAAAGCCTTTTAGGCGTAGAATTAAGCGAAGACAAAAAAATTGTTTTGGCTAGTGAAAAATTAGCAAATGGAACAGAAATTCAAGCGGATAGCTTCGAAACTGGGTCAGCTGTTTTTATTGAAACCGAAGACGAATCCGTTCCACTTCCGACCGGGGATTATGAGCTTGAGTCAGGCCAAATTTTAGTAGTCATTGAAGAAGGTGTTATAGCTGAAATTAAGGACGCAGGCGAACCGGAAGCAGAAGCAAAAGAAGAAGTTGAAGCAGCCGAAGAAGAAGAAGAAGCACCAAAGGAAACAGAAATGGAATACGTTTCTAAAGAAGAATTTTCAAGCGCTATTGACGAAATTAAAGCAATGATAGACGAATTAGCCCCAAAGAAAGAAGAAGTTGAAGCTTCGGAAGTTGTGGAAACTGAAATGGCGGCCCAACCTATTGTAGCTAACCCGGAAAAAGAAGTAGAGGCTTTCCAATTTAACTATCAAAAAAACGTACGCTTAGATAGACAACAAAGAATAAAAAATATACTTAATAATTTAAAATAAAACAATGGCTTTAACAATCACAAATTCATCGTATTCAGGGAAACACGCCGGCGAATATCTCGCTTCGGCTCTTTTGACAAACGATACTGTCGCTAATGGCGGCGTAACTGTAAAACCTAACATTCTTCATAAAGAAGTTTTAAACGTAGTATCTACGTCGGGTAATTTAATTTCTAACGCTACTTGCGATTACACCACTAGCGGAAACGTAGCAATGGTAGAAAAAATTCTTCAAGTAGAAGACTTTCAAATCAACCAAACAATTTGTAAAAGTACGTTTGTAAACGATTGGTTGGCTGCAGAAGCCGGATTCAGCGCCCATCGGGAGCTTCCAGATACGTTCGAGAAATTTATCGTAGAACACTTCGCAGGAAAAATTTCAGACAATATCGAAAGAACGCTTTGGAGCGGAGTAAATGCAAACGTCGGAGAATTTGACGGAATCGAAACTTTATTAGCTGCAGATTCAGACGTTATTGATGTAACTGGAGCGGCTTTAACTTCTTCAAACATTTTAGCGCAACTTGCAGCCGTAGCAGAAGCAATCCCATCGGCAATACTTTATAGCCCGGATATGAAAATCTATCTATCTTCAAGAGATATGCAGAAGTTTACCCGTGCTTTAGGCGGATTTAGTTCTGTAGGCGCAGCCGGTATCGACAACCAAGGGCCACTTTGGTACAACGGACAAGACTTGAAATTTGATGGAATTTCTGTCTTCCATGCACCCGGATTAACAGAAGGAAAAATCGTCGCAGGTCAGTCATCTTCTTTCTACTATGGTACTTCTTTATTAAGCGATTCTCAAGATTTAAGAATCATTGATACAAGCGCAACTTTAGGAGACGATAACGTAAGATTCGTAGCACGTTTTAGCGCAGGAGCGCAAATAGGAATTGGAAGCGAAATAGTTTATAGAACTGTAGCTTAATCAATTCATTATTAACCTTTTAAAAAATAAATCAAATGGCATGTCAAATTAGCCTTGGAAGGGCCTTAAATTGTAAAGATACTGTCGGTGGAATTTCCGAGGTGTGGATAACTACAAGTGATTTAGGGGCTTTAACAATAGGTAATACAGACGAAGTAACGGATATTGCCGGGACTTCTATAACATTATTTCAGTACGACGTTAAAGGGGCTAATGGTCTTGAAACAACTGTCAATAGTTCAAACGAAACAGGGACGACATTTATGGAAGCTGTTCTAACTCTACAACTTCCTAAACTTACAAAAGAAGACGCAAAAGAATTAAAGCTTTTAGCTTATTCTAGACCTCGAATTTTTGTAAAAACTAGAAATGGAGACGTTTTACTAATGGGTGAAAAATATGGCTCAGAATTGACATCGGGTAGTATTACTTCGGGCCAAGCCCTAGGGGACTTTAATGGAATAAACCTTGCATTTACTGCGCAGGAATCTTTAGCGCCAAGGTTTGTAACCCTAGCCAACGCGACTGATGCTAACCCATTTGCGGGAGAAAGCGAAATAACAGTAACATTAGGAACTAACTCGTAGTTTTTTGTAAAAAAAATGTGTGTGTTTAACGAAAAGGGGGGTACAGCTATTGAAGTTGACCCCCTTTTTTTAATTAAAATAAAATGATAACACTAGAAAAAACTAATAATAGCCAAACAATATCCTTTATACCTAAAACCTATAACGGAACGTCCAGTTATTCTATAACACTTACCTCAGAAGACGAATTAAAAACAGTTTTTAACCAAACCGTAACAGATTTTACAGCCCATAAATATTATTACAACTATACAGCCTCTTTTAACTTAGATGAAGACACCAATTACATACTTAAAATCAAGGAAAATACAGACACGATTTTTACAGACAAGGTTTTTTGTACGAACCAAACAACGTACACTATAAATAAAGACGTTTACGCCTACCAAACAGAAGCAGAAAATAATACAGATAATCAATTTATTCTTTACTAAATGAAAGATTCTAATATCCATGTAATTGAGTTGAGCGAATACGCAAGGCCTGAAATAAAAGAAGAAAGAAATAAAGACTGGGTTACTATAGGAAATGATAATAATTTTTTCGGCTATTTAGTAGACCGTTATATTAACAGCCCAACAAACCATAGTATCATTAACGGTATTTGCGCCCAAATTTACGGCAAAGGGTTAGACGCTTTTGATGCAAATAGAAAAATAGACCAGTTTGCAGAAATGAAGTCTATGTTTCGCAAACAAGATTTAAAACGCCTTATTCTTGACTTAAAGATTATGGGAATGGGCGCTTTACAAGTTACCTACAAAGGTAAAAAAGTAGACAAAGTGACTCATTTTCCGATGGACACTTTACGTCCTGAAAAAATGAATGATAAAGGGGTTATAGAAGCTTGGTATTACCACCCAAATTGGAAAGAATGTAAACGTTCTGACAAGCCTGAAAGAATACCGGTTTTTGGTAGCGGTAAACCAAACGAAATTTATATCGTTTCTAAGTATGTTACTTCAATGAATTATTTTAGTTTACCGGATTGGTTCGGGTCGGCTACATATTGCGAAATAGAAGAACAAGTTTCTAGTTATTTATCTAATACGGTTGAAAATTCTTTTTCAGCATCAAAATTAATTTCATTTAACGGCGGTATTCCGGAACGTCAGAAACAAATGGAAATTAAAAACGATGTTATTAGAAAACTAACGGGCCAAAATGGGGACAAGTTAATTGTCTCTTTTAATAATTCTAAAGAAACAGCGCCGGAAGTTATTGATCTACCAATTCCAAACGCTGCAGATACGTATCAATATTTAAGTGAAGAATGTAGCCGAAAAATTATGATTGGCCACCGGGTAACAAGCCCGCTTTTACTTGGGCTAAGGGACGGTAATTCTTCTTTAGGTTCAAACGCCGACGAAATTGTAAACGCTTCAAGGCTTTTTAATAACGTAACTATTAAACCATTCCAAGAACAGATTGCAGACTGCTTAGATGCAATTTTAAGCGTTAACGGAATTTCTTTAGACTTATACTTTAAAACTTTAGAGCCTTTAGAATTTAGAGATAATAGCCCTAAAGAAGAAGAAGAAGAAGAAGAAACTTTATCTACTCAATTAAGCGTCGAAGGTTTAATGGGAAAAGACCAAGAAGAAACGATTTTAGATGTTTTAGAAAATTACGGCGA